ATGATGCGTACAATACTATTCAGGGTCTTAGACATGATGGTATAGCTCCTGAGCTTAGAAAGATACTAACTAAGTTCGGTTCTGGTTGGAGAGGTATATTCCAGTCTATTGGTAAGTTCTTTAAAGCTACAGGGAGGAAAATTCGGGCATTGCCCGGTACAGCACGAGCATTTATCTCTCCAAAGCATTACGGATCTAAAATAGACGATATTATCGAACAAAGTGTCATAAGTCCTGTTACTAACGCAAAACTAGGCCAAATGCTAGAAAATCAGTATGGTGCAGAGACTTGGCGACATGCACTTCGGGGGCCAATAGCTAGGTTTAGGTCTTGGCAGTATTATAAACGAGAGGCTAAGTTTTTAAAAGAAATAGGACCTGGTAAAGGATTTGGTACACAAGCGGCAGCAGGTAGAGCAAAAAGAGCAAGCATGGAGGCACAATGGGATGCGGCCCAGGCACGACCAATTCGCCCTGCAGGTTTTGATGCTCTCAATAAGATTCCAATAATGGAGAAAGCAGATATAGCCCTATGGAATAAGCAACAAATAACGCGTGGAGCTTCATTTGCAGGACAGGTGGCTCCCATTCCGGCTCCTATAGGGAAAATTCTCGGTCCTACAGGCTATCCTTATGCAATTCCAGTTGGTGCACCTAAAACTGCTCTTGAATCACTACTCCAGCGTGCAGGTATAGGTCCTGCTGGACCAGCATTAAAAGCTAATGCAGCTCACTGTCCCCGATCGGCTAATGTAACTAATGTAACTAAAGCCATAGGCAGGCCAGTAGCGCCAGCACATATCAGTGCCCTTTCTGAAGCAGCTGCTAAATTGGCCAATGATTTTGCTGCAGCATCTAAACAGTATAAATTTCATAGGATATCTACACAGGCTCATAGAAGAGCTAATCCTATTCGTTTAAATAAGTATCGCCGTAACTCACATGGTAAGAATGACTAAGGAGTGAGCTAATTGGGTATTTTAAGAGGTATAGGTTTTGCAGGTAAAATTGGCTTAGGAATGGGCAAAGGCGTCTTTGGTCTTGGGCGTGGTCTTGCCCGAACAGCTAAAAATGTATTGTCAGGAGGACCCAAGGCATGGGGTTTGGGCGCTATGTTGCCTGGGCAATATCGAGCACTACAATTTGCGATTCCTGCTGTAGGTTTGGGAGCCTTGGGAATTCAACAGGCAATGAAAGGTCTTTCTAATGCACCTTATGATATGGAAGGTCCGAGAGTTGGACGTTTGGGGCAATCTAATAATCTAATGCCTGAGGCACCCAATATGGAATTTGGGACTTTTAGGCGATCATATTTAGATATGAATGCTAGTGGTTCACTAGCTTTTGCTTTACATAATCGTAGGTAATTCACATGGTATGGCAACCTACCTTTTGGGGTAACTTAAAGCAATATGGAGCTGGAGATTTTGCACGTGGCTTTGGCCATGGTGTAATGGAGTCCTTTGGTTTCGAACAGACCGGAGGTAAGAAACTAGTTCCACGTAATATAGCTGGACGTATGGTCAATATCAAAAGACCGACGGGTCCTTGGAAATTTGCAGGTGGAGGCCTGGGTGGCGCTGCAATGGGTGCTGTAACGGGGACACTTCAAGGAGGCATGGCAGGAGGCATTGTTGGAGCAGGAATAGGTTATAAATTTGGTATGATACCTGCTTTTATGGCCATGGGAGCAATACAAGGATTTCAGGAAGGCGGAATTGGCGGGGCAGTAGGTGGAGCAGCTAAATCGGTAGCAGAGTGGGGACTCTTTAGAGGTGCTACAGCAGCTTTGAGTTTGGCCTTCAAAGGAACGGCTATTGGAGGTATTGGTACGGCCATAGGCACAATAGGACTAGGACCGTTGGCTTTAGCTGCTGCTGCAGGGTATGGAGTATACAAAGCCTCTCAAGCTCTAGCAGAATACGGGCGAGACCAAACAAGAATGGAATTCCAAGGCGATATGCAAGCTTTTCAAACACAAGCAGCATATACTATGAGACAAAGATCAGTTCAAGAGATACAACGTTCCCATACGAATGGTAGAACGGTGCTCGGAAACGAAGCATCTTACATGCATCTTCGTTAATAATTTTAAGGAGTTATAATGAAAACTTGTTCTTGTGAAAATTGCCAGAAAAGATATTATGCTAAAGGTTTTTGCAAAAAGCATTATACTCGTTTTTTAAAAACTGGTTGTACTAAAAGAACAAAAGGTTGCCATTCTAAAACTAGAAATTATATAACTCATGATATTGAACTACAAATAGCTACAAGACTTATTGAGACTAATGAAAGTTATCAAGAGATTGGTGCACGATTCGGCATGTCACGTGGACCTGTGGATAAGATTGTAAAAGAATATCGTATTAAGCGTGACGATATACGCAAGAGAGGAACTCTTTGTATATGTTCTCAATGTATAGGATTTTTCTATGTTTCTAAAGCTGCCGATAATCATGGACGTGGTAAGTTTTGTTCTAAGAAATGCTATACTCGATGGCAAAAGTCTGAAGAAAATAGAGGAGTTAACAATCCTAGTTATGTAGACGGTGGTAATGAATCTGAGATGAATAAGCTTCGTAAAACTGATGAATGGAAGCAGTGGCGCGAACAGGTATATGAGCGAGATAGTTATACTTGTCAGATATGTGGTCAGTTTGGTGGGTTTTTGCATCCACATCATATTTTAAAGAAGAGTATATATCCTGAATTAGTTTTTGAAGTACGTAACGGTATTACATTATGTGCTGATTGCCATATGGCGTCTGGGATACACAACAGCAAATTGGGCTGGTTGAATTTATATAAGAAAATCAACGAAGCCCAGTACATGCACATGAGGTAAACATGGTAAGAGATTTTAACAAAATGAAGAAGAATGCAGTCTGTTCGAACTGTATGAAGACACAAGAAGCCAAATACAAGGACTTTATTGGTGAAGATGGTAGAATTTTTAGGGACTTTTCAGTCTCTTGCAAGGGGATTCCTACACAATATATTAGCAAGAAGCTTCAGCAGGTCTTAACCGAAGAAGAACTGGTAGATGCGGAAACTATATTAGACCCAGTAGCTTGGGCTCAGAAGTATGCAATCAAGACAGATGGTGAACCTTGGGTTGCGCGTTGGTATCAGGCGGAAATGCTTAGATGCAATGCTACAAGAAAAGTAACAAGATGCGGCAGAAGAATTGGAAAAACGGATTCGATCTCTATAGATATACTGTATAATTGTTTTACGAAGAGCAATACACGAGCCTTGATTGTAGCTCCCTATAAAGCCCAGACAGAAGAGATCATAGGTCGAATTCGTGACTTTGCCAGAATGAACCCTGAACTTGCAAATGCTATCAAGCGTGATGTTAGTAGTCCGTTTTATGAGATTACGTTTTATAACGGTTCTCGAGTTAGAGGGTTCTCGTCCGGTACCAAATCGGGTGCTGAAGGTGTAGCTATTAGAGGTCAAGATGCTGACAGGATCTACCTAGATGAAGCTGACTATCTTATGTCAGGCGACTTGTCGTCTATCATTGCTATTCTGAATACGCATCCAGATGTTACTTTGTGGGCTTCTAGTACGCCAACTGGTAAGCGTCAGCATTTTTATAAATGGTGCACAGATACTCCTACATATAGAGAGTTTTATTTCTCTTCAACTGTATTGCCTCACTGGGATACTGTCAAGGATGATTTCCTACTTGAATATGCAGGTAGACCAAATGACTGGACACATGAGATTTTGGCTGAGTTTGGTGAGCAAACTGTTGGCGTATTTCAAAATGCCTTTATCGACCGTGCGACTACCGAATATCACTACCATGAAATGCAGCATAATATAGACTGGACCTATGCTATGGGAGTAGACTGGAATAACGATGTAGGCACAGAGATTGTTGTATCTGGCTATGATAATCATGGTGGGTTCTGGGTAGTAGATGCAATTAATATTCCTAAGCAAGAATGGACTCAGATTAAAGGTATGGAAGCTGTTATTGCTATGAATGAGAAATGGCGGCCAGCCTTTTTGTATATGGATGAGGGTTTCGGTAATACTAATATAGAGCTTTTACAGAAGTATGGGCATGACCTAATAGCTACCAATCCCTCAGATCCAGGAGTAGCTTTAAGAGACCGTCTTGTAAGGTATGACTTTGGTTCTAAGCTAGAAGTACACGATCCAGTAACTAAAATGCCAATTAAGAAAGATGCTAAACCTTTTATGGTAGAGAATGCTGTTAGACGTTTCGAAGAGTCAAGAATTAAAATATCAGCTTTTGACTCTGTCTTAATTAGACAGCTTGAAAACTATATCATCGATCATCGTACTCCTGCTGGACGTCCTACATATGGCTGTTTAGACAAGAAGCTTGGCGATCACAGATTAGATGCATTTATGTTATCCATGGTAGCCTTTAAATTAGAGATGTCCGATTTTGGAGAGCCAGTTTACGATTCTCATATTGCCATTAGTCCTGGTTTCTCGAGTACCGTAGGCGAAGAGAACCGTAAAGAAAGAGCAGTTAAACGCTTGCAGCGTACTCCAGAAGAAAGATTTGACTTAGCAAAACTTTCGTATTCGTCTATCCCTGGCAATACTAGCCAATACCGTTTTGGTCCTGATCGGATTTGCAGTCAAGAAGCTTGGGCTACAGATAGAGAAGAAGAATTTCAGCAAAAGTACAAAATGAGACAGATGAAGAAAAGATCTATTAGAAGACGAATGCGTCCTGAAAGAAAGAACATAGATTAACCGAATTCCAGCCATCGACAGCTGGAGTCAGCAGGTTGGCCCACCTGTTGTTGCCGCAAGGCAAATGATGTCGTTTCCTTCTCGCCTGGCTTTAGGGTGGCTATATGCTGTCCTAAAGCCGCAAATCGGAGGTTTTACTAATGTCTTTAGGTGTATATAAGATAAATGACCTAGGTGCGTACGAACAGCATAGCGAAGATGGAGCTATGACTAATCCTATTACTACTGTCCATCATGGTAGAGATGGAGATGTTTTTGAGAAGCAACTCTACATCATAGCCAGTGACGAGCATGCCTATACCAATATTCAGGTTAAGGCCGTTTCTACTACATCAGATGATGATATTGGACTTGGTAGTAATGAGGGAACTTCTGGTTGGGGTATAAAACTAACTACTCAAGACTATAATCCTACAGAGACAGATTGGGACGCTATTGAATATGGTGTTGCAGTTGATATTGACAGTATCGCTGCTAGTACAACCATTAGATCATTTTGGGCAAGAATCGAGTCTCCTCGCGGTATTAGTGTAGGAAACAAAGAAAATATTAAACTGTTACTCTTTTATACAGATACTCCTTAGTAAAGGTAAACCATGGCTTACGACGCTGATCCTTGGGAACATTATTGGGAATTTAAGGGTAATATGGGTGCTATTGTCCAGGCTGATGGTTTACGTATGGCAGATAATGCTGACTGGGAATGGAGTGGCGTCGGTACCCAAGCAATGTTTCTCATAGGAATGAGACAAAGTCTTGGTACGTATGGTTGGCCAGATAGTAATTTGCAAACTCTTATACGCAAAGAGACTAGTGGCGCATATAATAGTCCATATCGGATAACAACAAATCAAATAGTTTCTGATCCGGAGAACAACCCCCGTACTCTGAGAATTTATTGTGTCGAACAGTTTGGTGTGACTGGTATAAATGTAACAGGAGATTTTGTATACCCTGAAGAAGACAGTATGGTCTATACTGCATATAATGGTACAACCCATTGGGTCTATACAGGTATACGAGATAGTAGTGGTTTTTATCCCGGCAGTACTTATAATGCTTCACTAAATAGCGTTATTGATGGTAATAGTTATGTTTATATAGCCATAGACGAAATAAATGATTGGTTTAATAACTTCAGAGGAAGACTTTATTGGATTGCTTTATATAAAGGTGGTTGGCCAAGCGGAGCAGAACAAATAGAATTTTGGAATGGAACTTCAAATCCTGCCGAAGACTATACTACTAATTTAGTGGCATATATAGATTTTTCTCAAGAAGTAGAAGCCACTTTAACAGCTAATATTGGGGTTGGCGCTAATGCTCCTTATGTATTCGACGTATATGGTACCCCTACAAAAGGCAGTAGTTCGGTCGATGATATTAGTATAATAGGACAATATTTTGGTGTACATTTTGCAACTTCAGATACTTTGGGTCATCACTTTAATGCAGGTTGGTACAATACACAAGATTTTCAAGCTAACAGATTTAACGTGATCTCTACAGCTGCTAGAAGAAAGTATCCCAGATTGAGTATATTTGATTTAGGTAATTTGCGTCAAAAATAATTGGAGGTTTAGATGGCTGATACGACTGCTATAGTTGTTCATAAATTTCATGTCTTGGCAAGTCCTACTAAATCTCAAGGTATATCTTCAGGTGACTTAAATGCCTTAAACGAAGGCCTAGAAGTAGTCCGTATAGAACCTAAAAAGGTTGTAAGACCAGTAACTCCTATTCAAGAGCCTGTAGAAGAACAAGCTCCCTTAGATAGGTTAATAGCGGGTAAGAAGAAATTTGAAGACTGGCTTAAGGCTGCCGAGCAAATGAAGAAGATCTTAGGTAAGAAACTACAGAAACGTAAGGTACGCGCCCCGGTTGCTAAAAGTCTTGTCGTAAGAGATGCCATTAGACGTGTATTTGCTACAGATTCAGATACTATTACATACGAAATGTTTCAGAAGGCACTTGAAATACGTTCAGAGTTATTACAGAAAGAGAGGGAAAAAGACTATGGCACCAACGTTTCCGCAGATTCCGATGGATAAGATTCAGGAGATGGACTTACAGGTAACTTATTGGATGCTTTTCAAGCACATGCTAAAGGACTTTGTTCATAAGGATGACTTGCAGATTATCCTGAATGCTAATACTGTTACAACCATACTTACTGGAGAAGCACCTCCGCCTGGTTATTATGTCGTAGGTACCGGCCAAGGCAGAACAGATTTCCCTTTGAAGACTGACGAGGTTGCAAGAGCAACAAATTTACAATACCAAACTCTTATAGAAACTGGTGGGGCTGTTCGAGAGGGTATTACTAAGGGTATTAAGAAAGCGACTGGAAGCTAGTATGGTTGATTCTAATCCTCTCATGTTGCAAGATGTAACTATTATTATTGATACCTATACGACTCCTGGCAAAGGTGAGGAAACTACTGAAACTGATCTAAGCACAATGGACAGATTACGAAATACTTCTTTAGGAAATTTGTATAGTTTTGCGATGATGGAAGAAAAACTTCAAGGATATATGGATCAGTCTGTAGGAGCAATTAATACTTTTTATGGCTATAGCACTGATGAACGCGGCGAGCCTGCGAATCTATTGGGTGTTGAATTTAAGAATACAGCTTTAACTATGTCTCAATCAGGTAGTGTTTTGGAGGCTGGAGCTACCTTGTTAGCTGACTGTATTCCATGCAAAGATAGAATCTTGGCATTGCTGTCTTTAAATCCTTTAGCTGACCTATGGGATGCACTTGACGCTATGTACGATCTTCAGTTCAAGTTTATTACAGGTCTATGGGATGCTTTAACAAGTGGTATCAATATGAGGAATTTTTCAGATCTATGTAGTTTGATTCAGTTTTTAAACTTTCAGTGCGTATATGACTTAAATACCATGGTACAAGCGCTATCTCAGTTAGTAGCAAAATATACATTTAGTCTTTCAGATATTAAGTTAACCACTCAAGATCTCGTAGCAAAGGTATTCGGACCTGGGTTAGCTCCTTTATTGGCTACATTTGATAAATGGATACAGCTTATCATAGCTCCAATTGAATGTGTTATTGACGAAGTAGACAAGGTACTACAACGTATAGACGTTATGGAAGGTTGGCAGCTGGCAGAGGGTAGGACAGGTACTGCAGAAGAAGCAGAAGGATGGTTTAAGCGACTCGATAGTGAAGAGATTAGCAAGGGTGCTGCAACAGCAATGGGTTTCTTAACAATAAGGAAATATCTTCAAAAAGCAGTAGATTCTGTAGATGAAGAGTACGAGAAGCTTAATAAAGATATAGCAGATTTTATAGGCGCTGAAGATGCGGCCAATCAAGAAATTTTTAGTATTAGCAATAACCTGGAACGACTTTCTAATCTGATAGGCTTACTGCTAGCTGTTAAAACAGCAATTCAACAAAAACAATCTCTTTGTGGGACTGAAGAAGAACTTGAAGGTTTTATAAATACATACGTGGCTCCTGCTGTGAATATAGATATTATAGCTAAGGATGGCAAAATGCAACTTTCACCTTCTATACCCGATGAACTTGATGGTATGAAGGAGCTATTAAATATAGTGGGAACTTATGAGAAACAAGTAAAGATTGACACTGGTACAGTTATTCCAACAGGACCTGCTAATATACCTGTATTGCATGTACCATTAAACAATTGTCTTTATACTGTAACGGATAAAGAACTTGATGTTGTTAGAGAATATCTCTCAACTTTTGAGTAAGGTGGTATAGATGAAAATCTTTGGTATTGAGTTGTCATCTAAGAAGAGAAAAGAATCTAAACTTAAGCAAGTGCCTGCAGCTGATAAAGTAAAGCCTATAGTTGATAAGGTAAAGATTCCTATTAGTAATAAGATTAATATTGTTAAGATTCCAAGAATCAAGAATCCTACTTTGTCGTTTAAGCCTCGACCTGGCGCTGATGTTTTTGAACAGCCAGAATATGATTTAGCTGAGGTTGGGCGCATCGAAGACGTAGAATCGTACGTTCGTAGGGCTTTTCGATATAAAGAAGGCCTTATGTTTAAGGAGAGCTGGGAGATTGTTGGGTCTAATACAAAAGCTATTAACTATATTAAAGAACGTTTTCGTCAAATGGACCAAGCAACTGGTTTGCCAACTCAACTATTGATTCGAGGGGTCGGAGCAGATTTAGTTAGGTTTTCAAATGCATATCTAGTAAAGGTACGTAAAACAGAGGCAAGTGGAGGACAAGTACGTTCAGTTCCTGGACGAGATACAAAGCTTGAACCTGTTGCCGGATACTTCGCAATTCCTCCTACAACGGTTAATCTAATGAGAGATGAGCATGGCAAGATAAAAGCTTATCGCCAAATGCTACCAACAGGCAAACATGTAGATTTTAGTCCTGATAATGTTATACATTTCTATTTCGATAGAAAGAAGGGTTTCTTAGTAGGGACACCTTCATTAACTCCTGTTAAGGATGATATTCGTTGTTTGCGCCGTATAGAGGAAAATGTTGAGTTACTAGTATATCAGCACCTGTTTCCTTTATTCCATTATAAGGTAGGTACTGAGAAAGCACCTTCCAAGACCTATACAGATGGTACACGTGAAATAGATGCGGTTAAGACCGAGATTGAGCTTATGCCTGCAGAGGGAGCCTTAGTTACTCCAGAACGTCATGAGATTAAAGCTATTGGCGTAGAGGGTCGTGCTCTTAGGATTGAGAGTTATTTAGCTCATTTCAAGCAGCGTGTATTCGCCGGTCTGGGTGTATCGGCTATTGATATGGGCGAGGGCGATTCAGCTAATAGATCGTGTTACTCAGGAGATACCGAAACCCTTACGGATTCTGGATTCAAGAAGTATTGGGAAATTACCGATAATGATAAGATTGCCACATATAACCCTAAGACCAATCAGTTAGATTTCCATTCACCGAATGGTAGTATGTTGCTTTATGACTATAAGGGCGAAATGTATCATTTTGAAAATCGCAATGTTGATGTTTTAGTAACACCAGATCATGATATGTGGATGGGTAGGCCATTATGGAATGTTTTGAAATGGGGAAAGATTCATGCAGAGGATATAGATATTCAAAATTATAAGTTCTTATCTGGTGGTCTTAAATGGGACGGCACGGAACCTGGTGATTTTCAATTGCCATACGTGGCATATGCACATTGGATTAATCATGCTAATTCTGGTCTGTTTCCTAGAATTGCAATTGAAGATTGGCTTGAGTTTTTAGGATATTATGTTTCAGAAGGATGTTTGGCAAAAGCAAAGAATAAGTGGGCTATTACAATATCTCAGAACTCTCTAGTTAATTCGGACAAAGCAAAAAAAATTCGAGAATGCTTATCTCGTCTGCCGTTTGAGTTCAAAGAATATACTGATCCAAACGACCGTACAACTAGGTTCTGGATTAATTGTAAATCTCTTTATTTATATTTGCAAGACCAATGCAAAGACTATAGCTATATAAAGCAGCTTCCTGCTGATGTTCTAAATTACTCTTCTAGGCTATTGCGGATTGTATTTGAGTCTATGATGCTAGGCGATGGAACTACCGATATGAGACAAGGCAGAACTTCAAGAACATACTATTCTACATCCGAAGTATTGATTGATCAAGTACAGGAAATTGCTATTAAACTTGGCTATAGGGCTAATGTGTTGCCTGGACCAGGTTGTCAGCGAGTATGTATGTCCAAACATGTTGTTGCGAATGTAACATCTGATCAAGTCGATATAGTAGAATACGACGGCAAAGTATACTGTTTTAATGTGCCAAATCATTTGTTTATTACAAGGCGAAATGGCCGTATTGGTATTCATGGCAATACAGCTGACAACATGTCACGCAATATGGTTGATGATGTTAAAGCTATGCAACGTGATTTAGAACTATTTCTTAATGAGTACATTATAAAGGAACTTTTACTAGAATCTACCTTCCCTAATCCTTTGGATGAAGAGAATCTTGTTAAATTCAAGTTTAGAGAGATTGACCTAGAAGCTCAGATTAAGGTACAGAATCACTATATAGAAGCATACGGTGGACATGCTATTACGCATCCCGAATTGCGTGCTCATTTTGGCAAGGAACCTTTTACAGAGACAGATGAAGAGTTGAGTTTCTGGAAAAGAGTGGAAGAACCTAGATTACTAATTCAGGCCATCGATGAACCCTACAGTGCCGAAGCCAAGGCAGCTGCTAAAAGTGCTGCTACCGGAATTGAACAAGGTGATCTTGATTCAGAAGCTGCAGAACGCAAGAAAGAGATAGCACTAGAGGCCAAGGCTAAAGCTTCTAATCAGAAGACTGGTCCTAAGGTTACCAAGAAGTCATCTGGTCAGCGTGCTGCCGCTGCTAAGAACCGTCCTAGCAATCAACATGGTAGAAAGAGTGGTTCCGAGAAGCGCAAAAGTGAATTTGCTGGTATAACTTTCCGAGATATGGTTGGACGAGGTAACCGAATAACAGCTTTATTCGATGATTTATTAGATGATTCTTTACGAGCTGCAGAATTATACTATTTTGATGGGAACTGGTTCAATTCTACTGCAGAAGCAGCTTCTACACTTATGAAAGAAAGCCTCTTTTCTGCTGTAAGATTGCGTTTTAGAACAGGCTTTCAGAAAACTGGTATAATTTGCAATTATGAAGATGAGGTTTATCCTTTAAATGTGTTAAGAAGTCGTACAGATAGCATAGTAGACAGGTTCATGAAGAGACTTATAGCACGTTTGAAACTTTCTTTAAGTTTTAATGATGATATAGATGATAAAAAGTTCAAATTGATTAAGATATTCGATGCTTTACGTTTTAGAAGTAGGTTTATTTATAATTCTGAGTTGAATAAAGCTACAAATTATGGTCTTGCTTTAGGATTAAAGAAACTAGGTCATATGGAAGCACATGTGTATATCCATGCAAGTGCTTGCGATATATGTAAAAACCATTCTACAATAGTGTCATTAGAGCACGTACTAGTTAGTGATTTACCAGGATATCACCCTAACTGTGAGTGTTATTTGATGGCAAAATAAGAAATTAATGACAGGAGGTAGCCAAACTACTCTATATATATAATGAAAACTGAGTTTGCTGTTTATATGGGTAGTATAGGTGGATCAACATGAGTGAAAAATTTGTAAAACTTTACGACACGGTACAGATTAGTCCTAAATCTATTGAACGATTTGGAGCTAGCCTACAGGACGATTATGCGCCTGTGGCTGGACAACCACTTCGGGTCTCTATTGTTGCAACGCATGCTGGGCGTATTACCAGAAATCACGGGTTTTATTTACCCCAGAAGATGCGCAATGGAGTCGAGAGTCTTATTGAGCCATATAAAAAGCCTATCTTACTTCATCACGACGAACATCAGGACCCGATTGGTCGAGTAGTCAATGCGCAATATATTGATACTTCAAGTACTTTTGCTCAAAATACAGTGCAAGCGAGTTTAATAACTGAGTTAAATAATAACAAGACTCCGTTTATTCGTATGCTGGATTTTGCGGACCAAATGATTGAGAACGAATTACTAAAGGATCCTGCATATCCTGGTCTTGGCCATATTAAAGTTATAGCTGATATTACTGATGAGGCTGCTGTTAAGAAAATTCTTGATAAGCGGTACCTTACAGTATCTATTGGTGCGACTACGAATAAGGCTGTTTGTAGTATATGTAAATCAAATTGGGTAGAAGAAGGGCGTTGTGAGCATACTCCCGGTAAGAAATATAAGGATAAGCTCTGCATCATGATTGCTGGCAATTTACTTTATGATGAGGTTTCCTTTGTCAATGCACCAGCTGATACATTAGCTAGAGTTGTAGCAGTAGGTACATCTAGTGGAGTTTTTGATTCAGTTGCAGGGGTTTACGGGGACCAGATTGAAGTAAGTGCTAGTTTTAGCTTCCAAGATGGTGCGTTTCAAGATATTTTATCAGCTATAGGAGGTAACGAAATGGATAAACTTAAGGAAGCTTGGGATAAAGTATTAGAGGTTGCTTCTGACGAGAAAGCCGACAAGGAGAATCGTACTAAGGTATTGAAAGACTTCTTGGAGACATTCAAGGATGCTGAGGAAAATCCTCATAAAGAAGAAGCCGAGACTATGTTAACCAAGCTCATCGAAGTTGAGCCTGCCCTGCTTGAGCCGGCTGCAGACGACGACGATGTTACAAATGCTAATAATGATGATACAGTCCAGGATGCTGCTATTGTTGAAGATACAGTAGTAGACGGACTAACAGAGGCGGATTTGGCAGTGGCCACTGAACACTATGAAGATATGGTTGAGTTCGGTTATGCTCTTTCGCTATTCGATGAAGATTTCGAAGACAAGAAACTTACCCCAGAAGCACGCAAAAAACTAAAGAAAGGAACCTTTTGTAAGACTGGACGTAAATACCCAGTAAATGATTGTAGTCATGCTAAGGTAGCAATGGCCTATGCCAAGAAACACAATGAAGCTTCTAGTGTTGTGGCTTGTATTAGACGCAAGGCAAAAGCTTTAGGTTGTCCATTCGGTGGTAAAGACTGTATGGAAACCGAGATCGATGTTATTCTAGAAGATCTAAAACAGCGCGAAATAAAAGCTAAGGCAGCCAGTAGTGCTGTTCAGGATGATGGTATTGAAAAGGTTAAACCAGTAGTAACAGTAGTAGAACCACAGGTAGATGTTGAAGAAGATACTTGTGATGAGTGCCAGAAGTATGCAGATCAGCTTAAAGCCCTAAGAGCTGAACTTCGTGACGCTTATAATGAAGCTGCTGAAGATGAAGAACTATTTACCAATGCACTAAGTGATACAAGAGTTGCTCTAGCAGATGCTGTAACAAGACTTAGTATGATAGCTAATAAAGAACTTAAGGACTTTGACAAGCAAGTTCAAGAGAAGTCCGAGATGAAGATTGAGGATCTACTTACTCAGGCAAATAGTATTAAAGAATCTGTAGACTTAAAGGCGATTGTTGAGAAGTTGGATGACGGGATGTCTCGTGAACCAGCTGAAGTAATCGTTGACCCTACAGGCGGAGATAAAGCCAGTACAGATCCTATGCCCGTAATTAAAGATGCAAATGATAGATTTTCCCGGATCAGGGCTGCTTATAAATCTAAGTTTCACAAAGACCCTGGTGAGGCTGACGCATACATAAATAAACTCAGGAACGAAGGTATTATTCCTGACGATTTTGACCCTAATACAACCAAGGAGGAAAGTGTATAATGACTTTTAATCAGTACACTGCGAGTCACAAAACTTGGGATCATGTTGGTAATCCTACACCTAATGTAGAGTATTCTGAATCTCACCGGCCACATGGTGAATTCATGCCAGCCGACTGGCTCCCTGTTGGAAGATTCGAGAAGTATTACGAAGAGTATTTCACTGTTTCTGTAGGTAAGGTAGTCGCTATGGACCTAGACGGACGTTTAGTTCCTGCCGGTCTAAAGACTGCTTTTGCAGTTGCAGCTGGAGACGTACTGTCCTATGTAGCCGCTGACATAACCGAAGGCGTTATTGATCTTACTACAGGTATAACTGTAGCAGCAGCAGGCGGATATACTCGTGCAGAAATTACTGCGGCACTTATTCTACGTGGAAAAATTGACACTGGACAAAATGC